GGAGCCTGTGATTGGCACAAAAACTTGGTTTGAAGATGGAAAAATCGTCACGCAAAATCTTTATCACAGTGACATCTATACCACCCGCAACACTCAAGAAGAACACATGACCCACACGATCAACAGCACGCACACCGCTGCGGTGGCAACCGACTACTACTGGATACCCATCGACGCCAACACGCCAAGGGGCGTGAAGCTACAGCTACTCGGAAATGGCGGCGTGGCTGCATACGGTAACTACCAAGGTGCCCCATTCTGGAGTCACTGGGCACCATTACCTAAGAGGACAGATTGAAATGAATTGCCCCAACTGCGGCGCTGAGAATATGCGTACCACTGAGACCTTCAAGATGCCCTGCGAAACGGTACGTACAAAGCAGTGTCAGGTGTGCAAGTGGAAGTACACCAGCCGGGAGACAATCTCTGAAGACATCGTGATTCCATCCGCCGTGCGGAATCTGAAATCTAAACGAAAGCCTGTGCCTCTGTTTTTACAGCGGCAATCCGAGCAGTCCAACCTTTACCAAACGTCTTCCAGGTCGGAAGGTCAAGCAGAAACGACAATCGACGGCGCCCATAGTCGTCAATTAACTGAGTAGCGTCAAACGCATTGACGGCGGCAAGAGTCTTTGGGCCAATGTCGCCGTCAACCTCAACACCCACACAAGCCTGGAGCCACTTGGCCGCACGACCTGGGCCACTGTTCACAGCAGCATCGAACACCACCAGGTCAACGCCTGACGGCAGATCGTCACCGCGCACCTTGTCCCAGTATTTGCGCCGGTACATTGGAGCCACTTTGGCAGGGGTTAGATCGGTCATTTGACGGACGGTGACCGGATGTCCTGTCCACTCTTCCCAGACGCGTTTAGTGACGCCTAGGTTGGTCATGCCGCCTGGATCGAGTGGGTGATCGGAGAAGCCACCCTCATGAGCCAGCACCTTCTGAAGTGCCTCGGCAAAGTTGGATTTCATTTCTTGAAGCTGGCGACGATGCGGCTACCGAACAAGAAACCAAAGGCAATGTTGGCCGCTTCTAAAGCAATACCTTGGATACGCACATCGACTGGTGCGTATAGGGTGCTGATACCGACTGTAATGACCGCCAGGGCACCAATGTATCTAGCGGAAGCCCGAAGGTCTACCACCCACTGCGAGGGCTGTCCTATGGGTTTATCAAGTTCTGCCAGTGCCTTGATCTTCTCAATCTCATTGGTGTCCAGCTTAATCTGGTCTTCAATACTGGTGGCCTTGACGCCACCGAAGAAGTTGGTCATCAGTTGTTTGATGCCCTCGACACCCACAGGCACTAGAGCGCCAATGATTGATTCAATAATCATGGTTTGTACCCGTGACTGGTGGCCCAGCCTAATAGCATGTAACCAAGCCCAACAACAGCAGACCAAGCTAATCCACTAAGCGTTTTCTCAATGACTGCCTTGCGGAGTTCAATACTCTGAGCTTCCTTTTGGATTGCCATCTTCACCCACCGCTGTTCATCTTGAGACAATGCGATTGTTGATTTATTGATGGCGAAGGATATGTCAAGAACAAGTTGCTCCATTTCTTCAGGCGTCATGATTATATTTTCCCTTAGTGAACTATTTTATTGACCTGTCAGTGCGTTAACGTTTGTAGAGCTTGGTGCCAGTGCGTTGTAGTTTACAGACTCAGCAATCTGTTTTTTTAATGCTATGTTCTTGGCAATGTCTGCGGCCTGACTTGCGCCAGGAAACCGAATAGACGCCAAGTTTTCTAAACCTCGCATGACCACGTTGCCTGTATTTGACCAATTCACCGCCTTGGGGTCTTTGACCAAGGCGTCTTGAACCACTTGTTTCAAATCACGCAGTTGGCTGGCACCAGATTTGCCAAACATGTACTCCAGCTTTCCCTCACGATCCAACGAATCCATTGCGGTTTTGAGTTTGGCAAAAGACAGTTGGCCGCTGGCGTTCTTTGTCAGTTGATCTTTTAGGTGCTCGACTGTCTGGCCTTGCAGTTCTGCATAAGCCTGGCGACCTTCTGGCCCAGCTTTTTTAAGCAGCTTGGTGACGGTACGCATCTCTTCCAAGCTACCGTCCAAGACAATGTGAGAAAAGACATCGTCGAGCGCAACGGCACGGTCAGCGTATCCACCCTTGGTGCCAAGCAACTTGGCAACACGGTAGTTGTTCTCAAAGTCGTTTGCCAACTGCCTGCGAGACTGACGCGCCGTGCGGTACAGGTCGCCGCCAACGCCCTCTGTGGCCTCGTCAATCAATCCCTTCAAGTCTTTACCGTAGGTTGCATTGGGTGTGCCTGGCTGCGCCTTCTTGCCAATGTTCTGGTAAATGTCTTCCAGCGCACGAATAGAGATTGAACCCTTGTTGGTTGGATCATTCAGGCGCAACTGCTCAAGCGTATCTTGCAGGATCGGAGCCAGCGACTGTTGAGTCGTTGGTGTTTGCCTGTTGATAAAGTCCACCAGCCCTTGGTATGGCACCTCTTCCAGAGTCTGTCCGGATGTGTCTGCCGCCTTGTACTTGGCCTTGTACGCATCAAATTTCTTTTGATACTCTTTGGTCAATGCCTCGTCAACAATGCTGCCGACCTTGCGGTAGGCATCCGGGTCTGCAAACTCAGCGCCAGTCTGAGACGCCATTTGCTCAAACTTGTTGACGATGGCCTGCTTCTGCTTGGCCTTTAACTCAATCAGTGGCTTGGCGAGTTCAGGTTTTTGCTTGACGATGTCAGACTCAAACTGTTGCAAACCAAGCTCAGGCATCTGCTCACCCTTGGTCAATGGGATGCCCATACGCTGTGCGCGTTCTTGGCGCATCGCAGCCTCGGAGGTAGAAGCAGCGCCCATACCAACCATGCCTGGTTCTTCTTTGCGTATGGCAGACACCAAGGCATTCCGAGCCGGTGTCACGGCCTGCGTCAGGATTGGCCGCAGTTGGTTCATAGCAGGGCCAGCCAACGTACTTAGCGCGGTGCCTGCGCTGGTCAATGGCGTTGGTGGGATCGCACCAAGTACATCAACAGCCTGGCCTACCAGTTGTGGGCCAGTCTGGGTGCGAGGTTGGTAGAATTGTTCAGACACAGTCTGTGCAGCGCGTTGTCCCATCTCACGACCTTGTGGCGTACCCTGACCACCATAAGCCTCGCCAAACATTCGCGCCACTGGCGTAGTGATTGCACGGCCAATGTTTCCAGCAACGATGGCCGGCGTCTCCACCAGGCCCATCAACTTGTCTTGCATTGATGGTTCTGCCGCCCTTGGCAAGGATGTAATGCTGCCAGGAATAAAACTTTCACCAGTCAAATTGATTGACTTGTAAAAGTCCTGCTTTGGAATATCGGCATAGAACTTTTGATGCAACGCATCGGCCAATTGCAGGTCAGGAATATCCGCGTACTGCGGATACTTCTGACGGATGTCAGACATTGTTGCCATGTTATGGTGTCCTTAGTCCGAGTGGATCATCACTTGTTGAACCTGCTGGGCCTGCTGTAGTACCGATGTTTTTAGCACCAGGCCCAGCTTGAACTTTCATGCCGCGAATTGATGTCTCACGAGTTTTTTGCTTTTGAGCAATTGTTTTTGCGTCATCTCCAGGCTGAGGGAAATACAATCTTTCAGCGGTAGCAAACTCAGGAACACTGATAGATGCGCCAGATTCCTTGCGAAGCTGTGCGGTAATAAAGTTAATCCTTGCCTGCTGAACTTGTTGTTGTTCTGGACTCAGACCACCCATAATTTGTGGCAAGGCGTTGTAAATAGAACCAGTAACACCTTCCAGCTTGTCTCCAATAAGTGGAACTAAACCAACTGTGCCACTAACAACGCCACGTATACGACCTGTATTTGTTTCACCCTGTTTTTCAAGGTTGGTCAAAATATCATGAGCTTCTTTCATACGCATACCGTATGTCGTAGAAGCACCTTGCGACTCAGTAAGAGCAGCAGCTTTGCCAGTTACAGGCACCATTGCAGGACGGCCACCGTCACCGACATTGATTGCGCCACGAGCGCCAGGCACAGCAAGAGCAGCACCGGCAACAGGAGGAGCAGCAGCACCACCAGGAGCAGCCATCATCAATGGTGTGATGTCGTTTTTATTCTTCTTATTGACGGCCAAGTAAGCACCTTCGGCGTCTTGAATCAAGTCAAAGCCAGGATTGGCTTTTTCCCAATTAAATTTAGTTTGCTCAAATGCCAAGCGTGCACTAGCAATTCTAGCTGTTGATTGTTGACCAGCAGCAGCAGTGCTGGCTGTCAATTGTTCGCCAGGTGTAGCCAGCATTTTGATGTCGGTGGGGCCAACCATGCGTTTTCCATAGTTTGGCAGGCGTGGATTACCTTCTTCCATCCACTCGTTCTGACCGTCAGTCTTTTTTACTGGTTTTGACTGAAACAACTCAGCAGTGTCCTTATTGGACAAACCTTGCGTAGACAAATATTGTTGGCGCTCAGGGGTAGACATAGCAAGCAATTGTTGAGTTTTTGCTTTTGCTTGTTCTGCCGTTAGATGTCCATCCAATACAGCGTCTTCGCCAAACGCAATAATATTGGCGTCTGATGGATTGCGTGACATCTCAGACAAAGACCTGTTAATAAAATCTCGTTGTTTGTTCTTTGTGTCAAGTTTAATTTCGCCAGTCTTTGCACGTTTTTCACCAGCTCCCGCTTCAGCCAATTCAATATCAACTTTACCTTTTCTTTGTTCTTGCAAAAACTTCAAATGCGCTTGGTAAGCAGTTGGTGACTGAGATGCAAGCTGCTGAAGAAACTCAGGACTTTCCATCTTTCCAGCAGAACGAGAGTACAAACCACGCAAGGCAATTTGTTCTTCTTGCAATCGTTGCTTTTCAGCAATGTTCATCTGGTTCAACTGGTTGGCAGATTGGTTTTGCTGAAGCTGTTGCAACTGCGCCATCATATTCAATGGCGATTCAGGTTGCCGGAATTGGGCACCTTGTGCGATTAGAGCGTTAAGATCGGCCATGATTTATCCTTATCGGAGGTACATACCAGAGCCAAGTCCTGGCGTTGTGGTTGGATACGTAGGCTGAATGTATGGAGTTTGAAATCCTGACATGTCTTGTGAAGATGAGTCAGAAACAGGATAAAACCGATTCATCATTTGATTTGTTTGGTACATGCTACCAATGGTGCCCAAAGCATTACCCATCGTATTGCCAACACCAAGTTGACCTGCTGCCATAGACTGACCGGCACCATACTGACCAGCACCAATGGCTTGACCTGCGCCTGTAATCAGATTCCCACCAGAAGCACCGTACTGACCAGCAGCACTACCTTGATTGCTTGCAGCAGACTGACCCGATGCCATTAGACTGCCCAATGGTTGAAGCTGGTTTGTACGTTGAGTCTGATAACGGTTAAAGGCATTTTGGTATTCTTGAGAACCCATCTCTTGACCGTATCGAGTTGCTGCTTTAAGCGCTCCACCAGAGATCAAGCCACCACGAGCGGCGGCTTGTCGGTCAAGTGCTTTCTGACCCTCAGACAATCGGAAGGCATAACCTGGGTCTTGTTGAAAATCAGCAGTACCAAAATCACGAGCATATTTGCCGTAACCAGCAGCGCCAGTATTGCCACCAAGCCCCATCAGTTCCATCAGTCGATTCTGACCAGTTAGGCCAGCTTGGCGGTACGGTTCCTGTAAACCAATCTGCCGTTCGTACATTCTCTCCTGAAGGGCAAGAGCTTCTCGGGCTGCTTGTGCCTGGGTGTCTGCTTGCTGAGTAGCAGCAGCCGCTTGAGTTTTTGCGGCAGATGTGGCACCCTTAGATGACAACAGTCCACCAAGTAAAGCTGTGCCTCCGAGGAATGCTTGTCCTGCTGTAATTCCGAATGTCATGATGTTATCCTTTCAAGCTGTCGCATGTCGTCCAGCAAACCCATTTCATCGTAACTTGGTGCAATGAGTTCAGCCTCTACTTTGTCCAAATCCGATTCGCTGCAATATTTGGTTACGTGTACCGTCATCCATACGGTGTCTTCTTCGGCAACCACAGCACGTTTCAAGCCCACTTCTGAGACAAATCCACACGGTGCCTCAAAATATTTCTTGCCAAATTCCGTCATAACAGAAACTTTGCCCTTCATGATAAAGTTCAAATGCTGATGCCGGTGAATTTTACCAATGATTAATGTCCCTTTGGGAATAAACATCTGCCGAGCGTAGGTGCTGCAACCGTAATCTTCGCTAACTGGTGAGAAATAGTGCGTCAGGGTGCAATCTGGCAACTTGTCTTCCATCTCACCATCAGCAATCATTTTTTGCATACCTTCCTGAACCGTCAAAATGTCTTGACGAAATTTAACCTTGTGCGGAGCATTTTGGCTTACCGCAAGATTAAACTCAGGCCCGTATGTGACTTGCATTACGAAACCTCACGCCCAGAAGCACGAATGTTGATTGCTGTAGCAGTACCTGCTAGTGTAGATATAAACGCACCCGGTGACAATACTTGGCCCACCAGTTCGGGGAATGTGTACACCTCGGTAGGCTGCAACGTCTTGGTCTTGGTGATCAAGTTGGCATCCCCGGCTGAAAACGACACTGTGACCAAGTTGACCGACAACGTGGCAGCACTGGCGCTGTAGTTCGTGGCAGTAAACTTGTCAATGATTGTAGTGACGCCATTGGCGGTGTACTGGGTGACCTGTGTCGCTTCGGCAATCTTGGCCGGGATCAGGACTTTGACGGTAACGGTCATGGGTAACTCCTATTGTTCAGTCTGGGTGACTGCAAGAATAACGGCAGGTGCCGCTGGTGCAAAGGCGGTAGCAGCTACGGTGGCGATGCTGACGTTGGTATTGTCTGCTGCGTACATGACCTCGATGAAGTCACCGGCCAGCAAGGATGCAACTTCATTCAATGTCACAACCAAGTAGCCGTTGTTCAGTGTGATCGAAGCGACTCGGGCTGAATTGGGAAAATCTGTCGTCCCGTTTTTGCGCAACCAGACCCAAATAGATTTTTGTGCGCTATTGTTAGAAGTAATCTGTACAGAAGCGGCGATGTTGTACAGGCCAGCTTGAGCTACGTAAATTTCAGAGGTTGTCGTGCCAATGGATACGCCATTGGCGATCTCTGTGTTGGTGAACAGTAACGGGTAGGCGGTATTGATGACTGCCGGGCTTTGGCTGTTGGTCTTGGTGAACTCGCCATAATAAATCTGTTGCTCGATGGTGGGTCGGACAAAGATCACGCCGTCGGTAGTGCCGACTTGTAGCACGGCTGCGATGGGCACCACGTTATTCGGCGCGGTTGGCTTGACGTTGGTAAGTCCACCCGCCACTGTTGGGCTGGCGTACAAGATGTCACCAAGGGTAAACCCGCTGGTGTCTACGTCACGCACAAAGCCCCAAACGGTGCAGTAGCCTTTTTGCCCTGTGTCTGGCAGGTCGTGTGTCATCACGCCCACGACGTACAGCGTGTTTGTTGCGCCGTTGGCTAGATAGGGTGCCACTGACAGTGCGCTGTCCGGTATGGCCCCGGTAAACCCTACCACGGTGCCGTTTGGGATGGTGACTCCGGTGAAGTTAGCCACGCGAGCGTAAGTTTCCAGTCCAACCTGCTGCACCACGTCGTATTCCATGCCGAGGTCAACGGTCTGGTCTGTTGCGTTCCAGCCCATCCGGCCCATCTGGTTGGTGTGCGGCGCGTCGACCTCGAAATCCAAATAGTTGGTGTTCAACGTATTGCTGTTTAGCAAAGGCGGTGCACTGTCAAGTGCTTGAATTTCTTTTTGCAGTTCGGCAACATCTGACTCTAGTGACGAGTTGCTGGCATAAGCAGCAAAGCCAGCAGGCACCGGGTCAACAGTGGTCAGGTCAATCTCTTGAACTGGTGGTCCTACCTGCAAGTCGGTCAATGACGCATAGTTAGTACCGCTGCCTGTAAGCTGAAACAGATTGAAGAAGAATCTGTACCATTCACGCGAGATCAGGCCAGTCCGGGCATCCGTAAGAGGAACCCGAGGTGGCGTGATATTTGTGAGGATGACGTTTGGTTCACTCATGCGTTTGTCGGGGTTACGTAAAGTTCAGCACCCATGATGGCAATCTTAACTGGATCGGTACCAGACACCTCATACACCCGGTCACGCAGCTTGAGGGTCATGCCCAGACGCCGCCAGATGGTGCGGTAACCGTACTGACCAATGGCACCCATAAGCTGCCAATGCTCGTTGCTCCAAGTGTGACCACCATCGTCTGACCAGCGTAGCATGGCCTCTGGCTGGCTACCCTGGCCCACAACCAGACCAACACCTGTCTCAGCGTCAAGCTGGAGGCTGTGGTGCGATGTACGTTTCAGGTTGTTCTGCCCAGGTGCCAACGCACGCCATGACCGAAGCCACTTCTGAGGCTGGCTATTGTCAGCATAGATGTCTAGGTCAAACGTGTAGATGTTGCCGGTTTCAAAGTCACCGACAACAGTGTTGCCTTCAAAGTTGCACTGGCAATTAGAACGATGCCGAGTAAACGCACCATTCACAAATCCAGCACGCTCATGCCACATTTGCGTCGATACGTCATACACCCAAGTTGCGTTGGCATTGGGGAAAATCAGCACGTAGAACGAATGACCTTCCTGCTGGTACGTGTAGGCTAAGGCGTCCGAGATGTTGCCGTATTGGGCAATCGCATACTCGATGGCGTGAGTGGACACCCTTACGCCAGTGTAGCCATTGGCCCGGTAGACAATACCTTGCCCACGGGCATCTGTGCCCAGCCAGAACAGGCCATTGTCAAGCTTGGCAACCGAGTACGCAGCTACACAGCCAATCTCGTTAAAAGCGCCTTGAATACGCGCCAATGGAAAATCAGGATTGCCTGCGTTATACCAGACCTCAACCGAGTCAGAGCCAAACAGCCAGGCTTCGCGGTGGTCAACTATCAGCGCCACCAGTCCGTCAGGTGAACCTTCGGCACTGGCAAAGTCAAGAGGATCGACTGATAGGCCATCAAGCAGGCTGGTAACCCAAA